TCGATTTCCCAGGCGACAACGAAGTCACGGTCACCATGACCATGGCGGCGCGCTCCTGGGACGACAAGGGCGACAACACGTCGTTCATCGTCAACGCGCAGCCCGAGGCAAGCCAGCGCCGGTTCAGCTTCAAAGACATCAGCGGCCTTAAGATCAACGGCGTCCAGGTGGGCGAGGACAACGCCTGCGTCGACAGCTTCAACCTGCAGTTCGACAACAACGTGCAAACCCAGCGCTGCATCGGCAACGGCAACCCGTACCCGGGCAACATCATTGCCACCACCTTCACCCCATCCGGCGCAATCACCATCAGCTGGTCGAAGATGGCCTACCAGCTGTGGAAGGCCCAGAAGACCAACGACGCGATCAGCCTGGAGTTCACCATCGGCAACGCCGACGGCGGCTACAAGTTCCTGATCCCCGAGATGGAAGTTACCGCTGATTGGCCTGATGGCGGCTCCACCGACATCATCCAGGTGGAACTGAATTACACGGCCCGCCGCGTGGCCCCGACCATCACCCGCCTGCCAGCGCCGATCGTTGTGGCCGCCGTGGATGTCACCCCGGCCACCCTGAGCCTGGCCGTTGGCGCGACTGGAGACTTGGAGGTCGTGGTCACCCCGGCCGGTGCCAGCCAGCAAGTCACCTGGACCAGCTCCGCCCCGGCCATCGCCAGCGTGAGCGAGACCGGCCTGGTCAAGGCCCTGACAGTCGGCACCGCCACCATCACGGCCACCAGCGTCGCAGACGGCACCAAGACCGATACCTGCGCTGTCACCGTCACCGCTTAACCCTTTGCCCGGCGCGCCCTGCGGTGCGCGTCGGGCCTTTTACCGCAGAGGAATACCATGGGCATCACCATCAAGAAGCCTGAGCTTGATATTGAGGGTCAGCGCTGGGTCGACTTTGCGCCAGGTGCAAAACTGCTTGTAGCGTCCTTCGGCAATCCGATGTTCAAGTCGCACAAGGCCATAATTCAGCGTCATCTGGATTCCATCGACCTTCAGACCAAAGCGGGAACCAAAGACTTCAGCCTGGACGCGGTGGCGGAGGTCGAGATCGAATCGGGCGATGACCTGTACTTTGAATTGGCAGCGCGACACTTGATCAAGGACTGGCAGGGTGTGGACGTTGCTGATAACCCTGGTGTCCCGGCCCAGTACACTCCAAAGCTCGGCGTCGAGCTGCTCAAGATGATGCCTGACGTTTACTGGATTGTTGTCCGGGCTGCCCTTGACATCATGACCAGGGCCAAGGAGCGGGCAGCAGAAACAGCGGAAAAGCAGTAGCGGCATATCGCTGGGGTAGGGACTGGGCCGGGCCGGAGAACGAGAAGAAGCGCTGGAAGCATGAGCGCCTCGGGCTGACTGCCCAGGAGGCACCGGTGATCGACGGCGTGGTTACCGAGATCCTTGAGGCCTATGGGCACATTGGAAAATCACGCCAGTACGTCGGCATGGTCGGTGCTCCAGCCCCAATTGCGCCAGCCGCGATTGCTGAATACCTCGATCGCTACCCATCGGTGATATGCCGCGAAGAGTTTGACGGCGCAATATTTGCTCTTGACGAGGAGTTCAGGAGGCGTTGGAGCCAGGAGCAGGAAAGCCAGATTGAAAAATCAAGAACTCAAAAGTCGCGCTGATAGCGCCAAGTCACGAGTGGGTGGTAAATTTAGCCATAGGCTCAGGAGGGGTTCATGGAGATTTTGATTGTTTGGCTGGCGATCGCCGCCTTGACAGCGTACTTCGCCAAGCAGAAAGGACGCAGTGCCGGCGCATGGTTCGCGCTTGGATTCCTGTTCTCGATCTTTGCCCTGATTGCCATCTGGCTTGTGAATCCAATCGGTGTTGATGACGCAAAAAGCATCCAGATCGCCAAAAAGTTTGGTTCATCCGCCAACTATCGGAAGTGCCCTTACTGCGCTGAGGTGGTTCAGCGAGAAGCCATCAAGTGCAAGCACTGCTCCTCAGACCTAGAGCCGGTCGTAGACTGAGCAGACATTCAACCGAAGCCCGCCAAGCGCGGGCTTTTTTGTGCCCGGAGTTTGTATGAACCAAGAGTCTCGCCTGGCGGTTACTATCGACTCCAGAGGTGCTCAGCGCGACGCGCGGACTATGACCAGGGATCTGAATTCCTTGGAGTCCGCCGGCAACCGTGTCGATCCAGCCATGGAAAGGGCAGAGGCCGGTATCCGCGAAATGGGTAATCAGGCGTCGACCAGCGCCTCAAGAGTTAGAGCACTTGAAGGCCAGACAGACCGACTTGCTTCGGCAGTCACTGGCCTGGCCGGGCCAATTGCAGCGGCATTTAGTGTTGCGAAAATTGCAGCCGCCGCTGAGCAGTACGTAAACCTGACAAATCGGCTGCGATTGGTAACTGAAAGTACAGAGCAACTGGCCTTTGCCCAGGAATCGGTTTACCAGGTCGCCCAGAATGCAAGGCAATCACTTGATGTGACTGCGCAGATTTATCAGCGAATTGCTCAGAATGCCAGGCAGTTAGGGCTAGATTTCTCTGATGTGGCAAGTGTGACTGAAACGGTGGCAAAGGCAGTTGCGCTGAGCGGTGCAAGCACTCAAGCGGCCGATGCGGCAATGGTTCAATTTGGTCAGGCCCTTGCCTCTGGCACGCTTCGAGGCGATGAATTGAACTCGATAATGGAGCAAACGCCGGCCCTGACCCAGGCAATCGCTCGCGGCCTTGGGGTAACGATCGGCCAACTGAGGGCAATGGGCGCAGAAGGTAAGCTGACATCCGAAGCAGTGGTTAAGGCCCTCCAAAATCAGAAAGACAAGGTCGACGAGCTAAGTTCGGCCATGACCCTTACCGTCAGCCAAGCTATCACCTCTTTCAATAACGCCTTGATCACCACGGTCGGCAGGCTGGACGAGGCTACCGGGGCAAGCAGTAGGCTAGCTGGCGGGATTGCAGCGCTTGCCCGCGCCATGGATGGGTTCAACTCCGGCGAGTTTCTGGACTTTTTCCGCAAGGACAAGCAAACCGTAGCCGGGCTGAACAACGAACTCAGCGTCACTATGGCCGGTATTCGTGACCTGCAGAATGCAAGGTCTAGGCTGGCAAAGGATAATCCGGCTGATACGGTCTTTTTCAAGTTCAAGTTCTACGACCGCGCAGAGATTGATGCCGAGATAAAAGAGCTAGAGGGAAAGTCCACTGCGATCAGAGCGATCGTAAGCAAGATGGAGTCGTCAGCGGCCGGAATTGGCGCCCAGAAGCCAAAAGGCGAAGAGCCGGCCACAGTCGTTAACGCTGAATACGAAAAAATGCTGGCCAGCCTGAAGAAGCAGGCCGCCCTACAAGGGGAAAACACAGAGGCAGCCAAGGTCAGGTATGCCATTGAAACTGGAGAGTTAGGCAAGCTTCTGCCAGAGCAGGAAAAGCTGTTGCTGCAGTACGCCGAGGAAAAGGACCGGAAAGCTGCCGCAGAAAAGGCGGCTAAGGATCTCGGTTCGGCAAACGCAAAAGCTACCGCCGAGGCCAAGAAAGGCCTATCCGAGGCGCTGGGGTTGTTCGCCAAGCTGTATGGGCAATACGACCCTGCTGCTCAAGCGGTGCGCTCCCTCACCAGAGAGCAGCAACAGCTCCAATTTGCACTGGACCGTGGCGCAATCAGCCAGAGTGAGTACAGCAAAGCATTGGCGCAGGCATCCATTAACTATGCGTCCATTGTTCAGGGGCAGGATCAGCACCTGGCCAGGCTGAAGCAGATCAACGAAGAGTACGTCAAAGGTCAAAGCCTAGCAGAGCTCTACGCTCAGAAAGCGGCAGCTACTGGTATTCAGGGGCCGGCTGGCAACATTGCCAGGACAGGTATCGACTCATCGATCAAGGATCAGATCTTTAGCGGCAAGCCGAATACCTCTGTGATTTCTGCAGAGGTCGGCGGGCCTAGCTCGGAACTGACACGCATGGCCGAGGAGAATGCTCAGCTTCAGGCGTGGTACGACCAGCGGATAGCGATGTACCAGCAGTACCGCGAACTTGAGGTGGAAAATGCTGCTCAATATGACGAGACAATTCGTCAGCTTGAGCAACAGCGTGCCGCCGATACCATGAGGAACGAGCAGGCAATGAGCATGGCTAGAATTGCCATCGCTCAGGACATGTTCAGCGACCTGACCAGTGTTGTTGGAACGTTTGCAGGCGAGCAGTCTTCTGCCTATAAGGCGATGTTTGCCGTCTCGAAGGCCGTGGCAATCGCTCAGGCTTTGATCAATGCCCCGAAAACAGCGAGTGATGCCTACTCAGCAATGGCCGGCATTCCAATCGTTGGTCCTGCACTTGGTATAGCGGCCGCTGGCGCTGCGCTCACGGCGCAGATGGCTCAGGTCGCATCTATCCGCTCAGTCAGCCTCCCTGGCTTCGCCACCGGTGGCTATGTGTCCGGCGCCGGTACCGGCACCTCCGACAGCATCATGGCTCGCCTGAGCGACGGCGAGTTCGTGGTGAATGCCGCGGCCACGAAGCGTAACAGGGCGCTGCTGGAGGCGATCAACTCGAACGAGCGGGTATCGGTGGCTGGCGGGGGTGGTTCTGTTGTTTCGACGCAGTCTTCGGCGCAGAGCGGCGGATCGCAGACCAACCAGGTAATCCATCAGGTCACCATTGAAAACTACAGCCAGAGTCAGGTGGAGACCAGGACCGATCCGGACGGGCGCCTGAGGGTGCTCGTGCAGGCCGTCAAGGAGCAGATCGCTGACGAGTTTGCCGCTGGGTACGGCCCCGTCGTTGATGCGGGCGAGGCAGCATATGGATGGAAGAGGAATCCATACTGATTATTTCTGAGTGGCATATGGCCATTTCAGATGGTTAGACTGGAAAATCCTTCATTGAGGTTTTCACATGGAACAGGAATCTTCAAAGCTTGCCCCTCTAGAGCCAATTTCGGACAACATTGACCGGGATTGGCTGCTGCAGCACCTGGTGACTCATGCCAACCGCACGCAGGATTTCACTATCCCTATAACCCTTTGGGTTGGTGGAGGCCTGATTTCCGGCATGCTTGTTTCCGGTAGTAAGTTCTTTGACGCCTACACAGAGGAAATTGTGAAAGGCGTCAAAGAAGAAGGCAAAGACGCCACGCGGAAATTCTTCCGTGAGATGGGAGGCTCTTACTACGAGCCCTCCGATAGCCCAGCGCATAACACGGCATTCATTCATCTGCTTGATGCGAAGTTCTGGAGCCCGTCCGGACAGATCCCATCGTCAAAGCATAATGGTCCTGCATGGCGCGGGCGAATTAGCCAAATCACCGGCTACAGCCTTGGCCAGCTGATGACCAGGGAGTAAACAGAAGCCCCGTTAACTCGGGGCTTTTTTATGGGCGCCATTCGGCGCAGGGCCGCAGTAAATCTCACCCAAGAGCAAGCTATGACCACTGAAACCGAAGAGGCCGAGGACGGGCCGGGCGCAGCTGTGCCCGAGCCTGTCGCACCGCCTGACGAGAAAGAGCTTCTGCAGCAAAGGCGAATGGCACGCATCGAGGAAGCGCTGGGCCTCAGCCCTCTCACCTAAACGCAAACCTCAGCTGAGGAACGGCAATGATTCAATACCCGGCAGAATTGCCACTTCCTCTTCAGGAGGGGTATGGGCTGAGCACGGTGGATCCGATGCGAGCCACCCAGATGACCACTGGGCGTACGCGGTACCGGGTCCGTCACCGCTACGTTCCTACCGAAGTGAAGGTCAACTTCAACTTCAGCCAGGAAGAGGCGGCGCTGTTCGAGGGTTGGTACGTCTGGGCCATCAACAACGGCTTCGAGTGGTTCGAGATGCAGCTGCAGACGCCGCTGGGTCTAAAAACCTACCAGGCGCACTTTAAGGGCATCTACCAAGGACCCGACCTGACGCAGATAACACGCTGGCGGTACTCGGCGGTCCTGCAGCTCAAAGAGCGCCCGGTCTACACCGAGGACCAGTACCTCGGTGCGTACTTGGGCATGCCGCTCGATCAGTTCAACGCCGGCCTGCAATCCATCCTTGAGAAATGGCACACGGAGTACTTCGGATGAGTCTGATC